TTATACAGCAATTATACGAATAAATCAATATGATGTTGCAAATAAAAACACATATTCCGTTGATTTGATGGATGCATTTCCCGTTGCAGTAAATCCTTTATCGTTAGATTGGCAATCCGATGGCTATCATAAATTGACCGTATCTTTTGCATACACCAATTGGAGAAACAATTCTCTTGAAAATCTCACGATGGAATTCTTAGAAAATCAGATTTATCAGAATATACCACCAATACTTCCAAGTAATTTAGGGCAGGATTCATTATCTGGTGTTGTACCCCCTGTTGAAACAATAACTACTGATGTGCAAGTGTCTCCTGTTGCAGATAGAACTTTAGCTGTACCAACAACATTTACATTCACACAAGGTGAATGATTAAAAATGGAGTTTAAAACATGGCTTTACCGAAAATTGATACACCAATTTATGATTTGACATTACCATTATCTAACAAACAAATTAGATTTAGACCGTTTTTGGTGAAAGAACAAAAAAATCTTTTGATGGCTATGGAGGCCGACGATAAAGATTCTATAGAAAAAAATGTCAAACAGGTCTTAACGAATTGCACAATAACTGAAGGCATCAATATTGAAAAATTACCAGTGATTGATGTTGAATACTATTTTTTAAATCTTAGAGCTAGGTCTGTAGGTGAATTAATTGAAAATAGTTATAAATGCAATAATGAAGTAAATGGTGAAATATGTAATAATGTGATGAAAACTTCTTTAAATATTTTAGATATTAAAGTTGAGATGCCGGAAAACGACAAGAGTTTGATTCAATTGACGGATGATATTACGATCAAACTTAGATATCCAGAATATTCTGTATTGAAAAAAATAACTCAAATGGATAATGTTTCTGATGTTGCTTTTGAAATGATTGCTGAATGTGTAGATTACATATATGATGGAGAACAATATTATTATGGTAATGAAGTCTCACAGAAAGAAATGGTCGAATTTATTGAAAATTTAAATCAACAGCAGTTTCAGAAAATCGAGGAGTTTTTTTCTGATATGCCTAAACTGGAAAAGAAAATAGAAATAAAGTGCTCGAAATGTTCATTTCAACATAACATTGATGTTCAAGGGCTCGAAAATTTTTTCGGCTAACCTTTTGTCATGACAATCTGAAAAATTATTATAGAACTAATTTTTCTTTGATGCAACACCATAAATATAGTCTTACGGAACTTGAGAATATGATACCGTGGGAGAGAGATGTTTACGTCGCAATGCTTATACAATATATTGAGGAAGAAAATTTAAAAATAAAACAAAGACAAAACGAAAGAAAATTTAAATAATGCCTCAGATAGCACATCTTCTTTCTCCAAAAGGAGCAATGAATCAACAAAAGGAAAAACCTGATGTTGAAAATTCACCTATATCCTCTTACGCCGGAAGTCTTAAAAATAAATTTAAACCTAAATCTGTTGAGCCTAAAGGGTCAAGTGTTTTTAGTCGAGTATTGGGAGCAATGGGTTTAGGTGAAAATAAAGCCAATCAAAAACTGAATGAAATTTATTCCCTACTTCAAAAAATTGAAGAAAAGAAGGAAAAAGATTATCAGTACAAACGCCTGAACGAAGAAATAGAAAAGGGTGAAGAAGAAAATAGACACAAAGAGATTGTGAATCTATTTGTCAGCGCGACTAAACAAGTAAAAAGAAAAACATTTTTTCGCAAAGCGATGGGTGGAGGATTACCTTCATCTTTATTATTGTTAGGTGGTACAATCGGTTTACTTACTTTTGGCAAAGATGCAATGGCGTCGGCTAAAGATAGTATGCAGACTGACTTGGTTGAATCTATTCAAAAACAATTCACAGAAGTTTTTAATAAAACAAAAAAAGAAGTTGATGACATAGATTACAAAAGAGAATATGAAAACATACGACAATACTTTGCAAAAGATTTCGAATCTATATCACAAGGTGACTTGGAACTAGGCACAGTAAAAGATTCTGATGTTAGAATGGAAACCACACCTTTTCCTCCTGAAGGAGAGAAACCGCCAGAACCACCAAAAGCGGAACAAATTCAACCTCCAGTTGATAAACGTCAGGCTGAGGTAACAGCACATCCATTAAGAGAAGCAACAGAATCAACTGCTGTTCCAATTACCAGAAGCAGCGCACCAATGTCTGTTTCACCAACTGCTCGTCGTGCTGCTTCACTGACTGCTCAAGGTGAAGTTGGCAAAGCAGAAAAAAATCCTGTAACTCAAATTGTGGAAAATGATCCTTCACCTGGTTATAAATCTTATGGGATTTTTGGCATGAATTCTAAACGTTCTAACCCCAATAACCCATCATCAATAGAAGATTTTATTACGAGATATCCAGAATTTGGTTTGAAAGGTCTGAAACCTGGCTCTAAAGAATTTGATGAGAGATGGAAATCTTTAGGGCAAACGAATAATATAAATTTATTAAATGCTCAAATTCAATGGTATGAAAATACTATATTTGATCCGTTAAGGAATAGTTTATTAAAACAGTTACCTGAAAGATTGGCAAACGATGAGCGCGTATTGATTTATATGGCGGATAGAAGAGCGCAATATGGATATGTTGCTGAAGAAGATGCTTTGAGATATGCTAGAAGCGCATCAACACCTGAAGAATTCATTCGAAAAATGTCTGAATTCGATAGAAATCCAGAAAACATAAAAAGAGCATTTGAAACTAAAATAGGCACAACTTCACCTGAACAAGTACCAGGCTTAATACAAGGGCTGATAAACCGTGTGAATCTAAGGGAACAAAAAGCATTAAATCCTGAAAATATAGGAACAATAGGTTCTACTCTGAGCCAGGGATCCTCAGAATTAAAGCTTTCTCGTTTATTCGATGGTATGAGTGTTTCAGATTCAGGAATGCAAGGTGTAATAAACAATGTAAATGTAATGGCTAGTAAAACAATAGTTAGAAGAATTAATACTTCTATCCACGATCATCCTATGGTGGCATAAAAAATGGACTATCAATCAGCAAAAGAAATACGAGGCAGAAGTTTAACATCTCTAATTACATCTAGAATGATGGCTGGGCGAGGTGTTGGATCTGCTATTTCAAAATCCGTTTCTTTGAAAATGAGAGCAAAGGTTACAGGTATCAAAGAAAAATTTGATCCAATGAACATTGCAAGATTCATGACAGGAGGCAGTAGGTTTGCCACTGCTGCTGTAGGTAGATTGACCGGTAGATCAACAAAAGATATTGAATATTTTGCTGGTTCAAAAAAGAAATATTCAAGAATGAATCGCCCAGTAAAAACAAGTGAAAAAATAAATGCTACATCAATTGGAACTCTGAATGATATGCTTACCTTTTTTCAGTTGGTGGATAAACGAGATTCAAAGAGAAGAGAATTAGACCGTGCGTTTGCGGAAGAGAAAGAGATGGAAAGTGAGAGAAGACATAAAAATTTTCTATCTGTATTAAAGAATTTTATTAATAGTGTTTCAACTCAAACAAGGGCTATTCCAGAGAAAGAAGAAAAGAAAGATGGAATAATGTCGGGGTTATTACCTATATTATCATCAATGTTTGGTGCTTTCAAATCATTAATATCAACTTTGTCAAGTCTACTGACAACATTTATTTTACCTTTAATAAAATCACTAATTTCTTCGATAGTGAGTTCAATACTTTCAGGTGTAAGAGTAATAATCTCATCGTTACTCAAAGGTGTTCTACAAGCATTATCATGGATAAGTAAACTGCGTTTTCTCCCTTTGTTTAGAATACTATTAAGGGCTGCTGGCCCTATAGCATTAGGTTATATACTTTATGAATTAGTTAAACTTGCGGCTGAAAAAATGCCCAATTATAAGTATTTAACGCCACAAGAAGCATTGGCTCAACTGAAAGGTGCTACATCTTTACGGGATTTTGCAGATAAAGGTGGGTATGAAGCAGTGGCAGAAATGGCTAAAGCAAAACCAAAAGCCATTGCAGCATTATATCGTCACTATGAAGATCCAGAAGATTTTGAAAATGAGTTCAAAATAAGGCAAATGGGTGGGCTTGATAATGTTAGAAAAATAGCCGAAGAACCAGATATTAATGAAGCTAAAATACCTTCATTAGAAGAAATAATCGCAAGAACTTTGAATCCAATGCCAGCATACAGGGATATGTCAAGACTTAAAGGTGTTGAACGTACTAAAGTTCTTGAAAAATATAGAGAAAGTGGAGTGAGAAGGGATTTGGATGAAGAGGATGTTTTACAGCAACAGGCGTTAAGAAACGCGATCAATTCTTATAAAGAACAAACTCATGAAGATCCACAGATAGAAAAACCGGTCTACTTTCCACCGCCAGCTCAACCGATGCCAGTATTGAAAAACGAAATTCTCTCTGAAGCTGAAAAAATAAATAAGAGTTTGCATGAGCAAGCCAGAATGGAATATGCCCGTGCAGCACATTCAAGAGCAAGCCCACCTATTGCAACGACAACTAGAACATTAAGCACAACTGATGAGCAATCTCAAGTAGCAGATACAAGAAATAGAGACAAAATATTTACAAACGCAATTAGAAGAAATCTGGCGCCATTATAAAAAAAGGGAGCTTTCGCTCCCTTTTCTTTTAGTCTTCTTCAGCTAGTTTACTGAAGTATGACAAATCATCCCCATCTTCATCAATACTTGGCTCAGTAACAGCAGCTTTACGTGGTGCTGCTTTAGCCTGCTCAACAGTTGTTTTAGGTTGTGGTGATTGCCCACTCAAACCTAGAACTTTATCAAGTTTGGCTTTCAATTCATCATAAGACTTGAAATTTTCTGGTGCGAGAAACTCTTTGAGTGAGTGTTCAGACTTCCAGATACTTTCGAGCCTATCATCATCAAAATCACCA